TTATCTTGGATGAAGCCGACTACCTCAATGCCAACTCTACTCAACCTGCACTCCGCAATTTTATGGAAGAGTTCTCAAGGAACTGTGGGTTTATTCTCACCTGTAATTTCAAGAATCGCATTATCGAACCTCTTCACTCGAGATGTTCTGTCATAGACTTCAAGATCAGTAAGAAAGATATGGCCAAGCTCGCTATGCAATTTATGAAGCGAGTAAACACTATCCTTGAAACTGAAGCTATTCCATATGATAAGGCAGTTGTTGCTGAAGTTATTCAGAAGCACTTCCCTGACTGGCGTCGTGTTCTTAATGAACTACAACGTTATGCAGCTACAGGTAAAATTGATACTGGTATTCTTGCTAATATGCAAGAAATTTCTATCAAGGAATTGGTAAATCTTCTTCGTGATAAAAATTTCACTGAGATTCGTAAGTGGGTTGCGAACAACATTGATCTTGATCAGAACGAGATCTATCGTAAGCTTTATGATCAAGCTTCAAATTTCCTTGAAGCTACAGGCGTAGCACAATTAGTTTTGATCGTAGCTAAATACCAGTATCAGGCTGCTTTCTCTGCTAATCCAGAAATTAATCTTGTTGCTTGTTTGACTGAAATTATGAAAGATTGTGAATTCCAATGACACCATTTGACATCATCAACTCTATTACTTATGATAAGAAGCGTTTGATTGATGAAACAAATGAGAAGGCGTATAATGCTTTCAATATAAACAAAGGATTATCTTATTTCAAAGATACAATTTTTCATGCTCAAGAAATGAATATGAACTATCATCTTGACAATCTTATGCAGCATGATTATCTCTTTTCTTCTGTTAGAAAACAGAAGAGGTATGCTAAGTGGATTAAGAAAGATAAAGATGCTGACATCGAAGCTGTGAAAATTTATTTTAATTATGGTTATCAAAAAGCAAAAGAAGCATATTCTATCTTGTCAAAAGAACAGATTAAATATATAAGAGAAAAAGTAGAAGCTGGAGCTTGCAATCGATAAAAGCATAAATACCCCATAAACATGTTGAGGTGATAAAAATTTAAAAACAAATAATTATGGGGTAACCAATGGCTATATTAGATTCACTGATCGAGGTGAAAATTGCTGAAGAGGAAGATTTCTTAAAGATCAAGGAAACTCTTACACGTATCGGCGTTGCATCTAGAAAAGATCACAAACTTTATCAATCCTGTCACATTCTTCACAAACAGGGCAAATATTATATTGTTCACTTCAAAGAGCTTTTTGCTCTTGATGGTAAACCAACAAATTTCAGCGAAGAAGATATCGGTCGTCGAAATACAATCTGTCAATTGCTTGAAGATTGGAATTTGATCAAGGTCGCTGAATCGGATAAAATTAAAGCGCCAAAATCTCCTATGAGTCAAATTAAAATTCTTCCTCACAAAGAAAAAAATGAATGGGAATTGGTTGCTAAGTATAATATCGGTAGAAAGAAAACTGACAAATAAATTATGATAAGAGGTGAAAATGTTTAGTATGTTCAAACCAAAACCGAAAACTACAGCGGAACAAAAATTGGAGGAAATTAAGAATATTCTTTTTCCTCCATTCGCAAAACAATCCAAAGAAGACATTACTTTTCTGATCGACTATTCAGCCGATTCGAATTTGCAAGCGGTAATCACTGATCTTGAAGAAGGTCACAGTGATGAAATTGTGCAAGGAACAATCAACAAGGTAATCGATCGTCTTGTAGCTGTGAGAAAAATTCTCCGAGCTTATGGCGAATTTGATACAGATGCTCAATATATTATTGTTGACGATCTTCCCACTGATGAAAAGGATGTAAAAGTTGGACCAGAAAGACGACATTGATTATTTCATAGAGGCGCTCGAGGAAATGATCGACGCCCGAGATGATATGTGGGAAGAAGAAAAGCATTGCAATTATCGTTTGATGCACAAGCTTCATGAAGAGCGATATGAACCCGCCAAAGCCAAGCTTAGGTTCTTCCTGACAGAAATTATCAAGGTAACGAACGTTTCAGAAAAAGAAACGTAGTTTTCTGATCTTTTTCCTTTACAAATTAGCCCGACTACGGTAGAATGAAAGAGTGGGAAACAGGAGTTGAAAAAATGACTAAAGCTTACCTTTTTGAAACGTTTAAGGCGCTTAATACCGTTGAAGCTAAGGTTGAGTTTCTTCGGTCAATAGCCAAGCTTAACCTTCCCTATGATATCAATTATGAAAACCTGATTAAGGTGTGGGAAAGCCAAGCTGAAGCTCCGGCTGAGGCTGAATGAGTTATTGCCTAGCTCTAGTTTGGTTTATCTAGAGCTAGGCTTTAAAAAAATTATTGCCAAGCTTCCTTTTTTGCTTTACAAATATCAGAAACTACGGTAGAATGAATAATAGGCTGATGAATCGGGGGTTGCCTTCCCGGCTACTGGAGCTTTACAATGGTTGTCTACGTTCTTCTTGTTGCCTATGACTACGAAGGTTGTGAGTGCCTTGGGGTCTACGAGACCGAGCTAGAGGCTCTCGCTGCCTTCTCTGGCTACGCCACTGGCGGATACGCCGTCGTTGAACGTCGTGTCCTCGGCGCTCCGGCTGAAACTCAAGATTGAGGAGTTGAACATGTTCGTAGCAATTCTCACGAATTTCGGTAACACCATCTACAATGGCAATAGCCTTGAAGCTGCTATTGCTAAGGTAGAGTCTGCTTGCTTTGAAGCTACGCTCCAGCTGTATCAGCCGGATGGCGCTTGCCGCCTCATGTCCTTCAGCCCAATCGGCGGCTGGAAAACTATTTTTTAACCATATTGAATTATTCGCTTTACAAATATCGAAAACTACGGTAGAATGATAATAGAGGTTGAGAAGGAGAGTTGAATGTCTACGACTGACTGTCTGATTGTGTTTGGTCCGCTGATTGTCCTCGCCCTCGGTATGGTGCTTGGGCTTTGCTTTATCACCTACAATGAGGTTCGCTAATGTCAGGTATTGATCTTCTCGTTTCTGATCGCAATGGCGTCTACATTCCCCAGATATTCGCTGGGTTCGACTTCACGAACTGGACGGGTATCGTCGCGGAGGACATCGAAGTCCTTCTGCGTGGCCCTGACCATAAGGACTCCCAGAACTACTGGGATATTTGGAACGATGTGACGATGAACGCTGTCCACACCGATACCAACGGTAATGTGTGGCGGCTCTGGCAGGATGGTGATCTTTGGATCTACTGCGAGGCTTTGATGACAGACGAGGAGTACTACAACTTCTTTGGTGAGCATCGTGTGGATCTTGATGCTGATAGCCGCCTCGAAACTGACAACTGGTACGACACTTCAGCGGAGCTGCACTGATGTCTGATAATTTTTTCTGCCGTAAAGCTGAGTTCAAACTCAAGGAGTTGATGGACGAGTTGTACCATCGTCTCCGCGATACTCGTAGCCTGTTGGAAATGTATGAGCAAGATCCTAATCTCAGCTACGTAGACCGTGGCTATGCTCAAGGCATTCGTGAGGAAAAGACGTATCTCGAGCACATGCTCGAAAAAATGGAGCGTAGCTGATGACCATGCACCTTCTTCCGGCGTTCGTTACCACGACCAGCACACGAAAGCGTAAGCCTAGTGGTAACCAACGTGACGCCATCAAACGAGCGGCTCACGAAGCTTGGGTCTTGTCGATGACGAAAGGTTTGAAGTCAGATAAGAAAGTGCTTGACAAATTATCCAAAACCGAGTATACTAAGTCTATGGTGGTTGATCGTTCGGCGTTCACGAAGTCAGGTATGGCTCCTGGTGTTTGTGCAAAGCCAGAAGAGAAAGTGTATTCGGGTGAGATGCAGCTTATTGGCATCGCAACTATGCATAAGTCTAACATGGTTCCTGTGTTTAAGAAGCAAGACGCTGAAGATATCGCTAGGATGAGGAGAGGCTAATGGATAACGTTTACATTCAAGCTCAAGACACTTCCGGTATGTGGCGTACGTATCACATTACTATGAATAACTCGCAAAGAATTTTGAGTGAGATGCGGTCGATCCAGTCTCGCTATCCGAACTACCGTGTAAGAGCAGTAGACCAGAGTGGACGAGTTTTGGACATTCTGTGAAAATAAATCTTGACTTTTATGAAAAAAGTCACTATAATAATGAAAGTTGGTCAGTCGACTGACTAAATAAGTGGAAATTGGAGAACTTAATGACTAAGACTAGCCGTGTTTTGGAAGCTCTACAAAATGGTGAAGAACTCACTGCCAAGCAGATTGCCGCTCGTTTTGGTGCTGGTAATCCGCATCGTGTGATTCATTATCTTCGCGAGCAGGGTTATTGCATCTACCTTAACGAGAAGGTAAACTCGAAGGGTCATGTTAAGAACAAGTACCGTATCGGTACACCATCACGCAAGCTCATTGCTGCAGGTTACAAAGCCATGCAGCTGGGTCTCGTCTAAACGGTAGGGAAACCTACTAGTGGGCGGGATCCGAAAGGTTCCCGCCTTTTTTATTGGGAAAAATAGTTCTTGACTTTTATGCCAAATTTGGCTATAATAAGTGAAGAATAAAGACTACGCTGTTTGACATTGTTGGAAGTTGAAACAATCGAAAGGTTGTTTCTTCTTGAGGGGATCGGCGCTCCTGCCAGGGCGTAGATGGCAGTCTCTAAACCA